AACTAAACTTTCATTTGCAATTGTTGCCAATGTAAATTGTAAATCGTGATGCTTAAAAAGAATTGATAATTGTGTCATTGCCTTTAAATATGGTTCACCAATCATACCACCATAACACGGTGTTGCTATAAACACATGGTTGTCTCTTAATTTTTTTAAATCAACATTTATTGTTTCTTGCATTTCAGGACGTAAAGGAACACCTGCTTTTTCTTTTTCTTTTTTTGCTTGACTTTCAAGTTCAGCTAATTTTTCAGCTTTTCTTTTTTCAAATGCTTCATCTTTTTTACTCATTACTCATCTCCTGGTCCTGGTTTTTCAGATAACAATGATGTTTTATCTTCTTTATAAGTTTCAGGATCATATTCTTTATGTTCTGGCATTGCATCTTTCTTTTTTGTTATGTTTGGCCATTGTTTGCTATACATAGTATTTAGTTCTACCCATTTGTCAATTTCTTCTTTAGGAACAGATGTATCAGTATCTGCTCGAATGGCATCAACTGGACATTCTGGTTCGCAAACGCCACAGTCTATACACTCATCAGGATTAATTGCTAAAAAATTTTCGCCTTCAAAGAAACAATCTACAGGACAAACTTCAACGCAATCTGTGTGCTTACACATTACACATTTGTCATTTACATAATACGTCATAATAAATAATACTATATTTTATGGTATTTAGTCAAGGATAATTATGGGTATTTTAAATGATAAATCAATAGCATCTTTAAAAAACATTACTGATGCTGTTAATGACAGAGGAAATTATAAATGGTATGATTTGGATCGCGATCTTTCTAATGAACAAACTGATTGTATTTTAAATAGTATTCAAAAAGCCCCATTTAAAGCATATCCTTTTTATGATCAAACAGATTTATTACAATTCCCACATTCAGTTAGTCATAGTGATTATTTAAAAATAGCACTAACTAATTCTGAACAAGGACAACTAATTAAACAATACATTTGGGCAAATATATCCATAACTGAAGACAATGATACATGGGTTTGGAGTAAAGAAGATCTTGAAATATATAAAAATTTTGTTAGTGAACAATATAAAGCAATATTTGATAATCCTACAGAACTTATAAAAAGAAATAATACGCAATTATTTGCTCCACTTGTTATACTATACTTTCAAAAAGAGTGTAATTCATATGACGATGGTCCTAGCTGTAGCAAAGGAGTTAATCTTGGTGTAATGGCTACGTCTGCATTATGGTGCGGTATGTCAATGGGATTACACAATACTTTTTGTGGATGTATAAATTATGCACAAGTTGATACAAAGATGTTTGATGAATTAAATCGATTATTAGGTATATCTAATAACTTTAAACTTTCATTAATGTCATGCCATGGATACTCATATATTAAAAATAAAGTAAAGGCCAGTGCAACAATTAAAGAAAAAAGAGAACGAAGTCTTGGTCCAAGCATTCACACAAAAATTAAAAAATATTAATTAATAATTATGGCGGAGAGGGTGAGATTCGAACTCACGAAAGAGTTGCCCCTTTGCCGGTTTTCAAGACCGGTGCTTTCAACCGCTCAGCCACCTCTCCGTGTATTAGATTACTACGTAAATTTCTTTATTGTTTGTAATAATCCAAAGCCTGCTATGCCGGCTGTAATTAAATGTTTTAAACAAGGATCACTCATTAATCCATCTAACAAGCCCGCGATTGCGGCATTAGTAATTCTTAGTACTGCACCTGCTAAATTTTTTAAATCTTGTAAAATCATATTTGCTAACTGTGTGATAAAACCAATTATCCCAGATATTAAATTTAACAAACCAAGTGCTTGGCTAATAAATCCTAAAACTTTAGAAAGTATAGCACCACCTCTTGATATTGCACCAAACAAATCGTCAATAAATTTACAAGGTCCTGTGCCTACTTGAGCCGCGGCGCCTAGTGATGTATTAAGTGCATTTAATCCTTGACCTATTGACAACATTTGTCCAACTGGTTTTGGCAATTGTCCACTTGGTAAATGAAATGATTTGTGCTTACCAATCATACTGAATAAATTATTTTGTCCCCAATCGTTTTGTTCAACACCACTTTGTATATTTCCATGTCTATGGAAATCATTTAATATACCATTTACTTGTTGTAATTGATCTACTTCGGCATCATTCATTGGTCGACCAAGTTCAGTAACAGTAGCTCTATTTGATGCATTTGGATTATCCCAACCATGTGGCATAGCATTCATACCAACCCAACCAGTACCGTTACCATTATACAATTTATCTTTTATTGCCGCTTCAGTATCGTAGTTTGGATTTTTCCATGCTGTTTGTGTTTGTATTGAATTGCCATATAAGTCTGTTGTATCTTTTAAATCAAAATATCCATTTTTTAAACTTTCTTTTGCAATTGATCCTAGACTTTGTGATACTGCTGTACCATCAAAATTTGAAAATATACTCGACCCATCACCTGGTAAAATTGTTGACATAATTATTCCTTATCCATTTGCTATCACGTTTAATGACCCTGCATTTACTTTTATACCACAACTGTATGAGTCACCAATTCTACCAACTTGTATATTGTTAGCAAACACATTTGGTGATCCTGTTGATAATTGAGTAACGTGTGGAACACACAGAATATAACCATGAGGTGTGTTTGTATCACCTACTCTATGTACAGGTATATTATTTGCAAATACATTTGGTGATCCTGTCGCACATTGCCCTGCCGCACATGGCGGATGGTTTGTATCTGCATCACCTATTCTTGCTACTTGTGGCATATCAATTATCCTTTATAGTAGTATTTATTTCTACAAATTAAGTAATGATTGATTCTTTTGGTGGTTGTACTATATTAGATATACTTTGTGCGTATGCATCTTTAGCCTGCGAATTTGCTTTTCCTACAGTAATTATTGTATTTTTTTGGAATTCAAACTCACTTTCTTTATCAGCCATAATCATAAATTGTGTCATACCAACACCTTTTGCTGTCATTGCCAATGCTAAAGGTTTCTTTACACGATAAGAAGTATCAGATTCATCAACAAATGTAGCGATAACTTCATCACTGCCTACTGTTCTAAATACTACAACATCATCTTTGTTTAGTTTTTGTTTTAACATTTTTTCTTTCTTATTATAGTTTAAAGTCTTCAAAAGTTTTATCATCAACGTCTTGTTTTAATCCGCCAATAATATAACTTTCAACTTCTGTTTCTTGTGGTGCAACTTGCATTCCTGCACTTGATAACCAATGTTGCGTCCACGGTAGTGGGTTTTGCGAAGCAGGAATATCATAAATTGGATCAAAACCAATTGCTCTTAATCTTTTGTTTGCTGTCCATTCTACATAGTCACCTAATAGTTTTGAATTAAGACCAATAATAGATCCATCTTTCATTAAATGACTTGCCCATGCTTTTTCTTCATTGACAGCTTCTTTATACATTTTAATTACATCATCTTTTGTTTCTTTAATAATTTTTAGCATTTGAGGATCATCACCTTTTTGCCAAGCCTTAATTACGTGAGTAGTTAAATTTAAATGTGTTGCTTCATCTCTAGCAATTAATGAAATAATTTTTGCTGAACCTTCCATAAGTTTAAGTTCACCAAATGCAAATGTACAAGCAAACGAAACGTAGAATCTTAATCCTTCTAATATGTTTACATTTACCATCGCAAGATAAAGTTTTTTCTTAACATCATATAAGTCGCCTTTACCTTTAACAAAATAATCTTGAGCCGCTTTTCCAAACGAATCATAATTTTTAGTAACTGATACAGCACGTTTTAAAATTTCTTCATCATTAACAATAGTATCAAATACTTCTGCAGGATCAGAATATACGTTCTTCATAATATGTGTGTATGAACGTGAATGAATTGTTTCAAAGAAATCCCAAGTAACAATGCATCCTTCTAATTCTGGATTAGAAACATAAGGTAAAAACATTAAACTTGGTCCTCTACCTTGTACACTATCTAATAATGTTTGATATTTTAAGTTTGCTGTAAAAATATGTTTTTGTTCAGGCCTAAATGTTTGAAAGTCTGCTCTGTCTTTTTGCAAACTAACTTCTTCAGGTCTCCAAAAATATCCAAGCATTGTTTGATTAAGTTTATCAAATTGTGGATATTTAAATACATCATATCTTTGGACAGATTGATCTGCTCCAAAAAACATTGGCTCTTTTGTAAAATCTATGTCTTCTCTATTAAATACAGTTTTCATAATTCTATTATACACTCTTTCGTTGCATTGTCAATACTTATCCTAAATTGAACAAGAGTCGCAGTATTCTTCGTATTCTTCATCAGACCCTTGAAACTCTTTCCTATCCATTGGTTGTTGCTTTAATGCTTCATCAATTGTTAATGCACTTTCATTATCTGTAATGTTTGGCTCTTCGCCTTTAAAATCATATGTGTTTTGATAATAACTTGTTTTCCAACCCATTTTATAAGTTGTTAAAAAATCTTTTGTTAGTACACTCATTGGTACTTCATTGTTATCAAAATGTGTTGGATTATAACTCCAATTACCACTAATTGCTTGATCAAAATACTTCTGCATAACAGAAACTACATTAATATATCCTTCATTACTAGGCATATCCCATAGTAAAGTATAATAATCTTTTAATGTTTTATATTGTGGAACAATTTGTTTTAATGGCCCTTTTTTGCTTTTTTTAACTGACAAATAATCTCTTGGTGGTTCAATTCCGTTAGTAGCATTACCTACTACTGATGAGCTTTCACTTGGCATTTGTGCTGACAATGTTGAGTGTCTCATACCATGCGTAGTTACTTCTTTACGTAATTTTTCCCAGTTTAATTTTAATTTACTACCAACGATTTCATCTACATCTTTTTTGTAAGTATCAATTGGAAGAATACCTTTTGAATATTTTGTTTTTTTAAAGTAATCACAAGCACCTTTTTCTTTTGCAAGTTCAACACTTGCTTGTATTAATGCATACTGAAATGCTTCAGTTAATTCATTTACTACTTTCCAAGCCTGCTTATCATTAAATTTAACTTTGTGTTTAGCCAAGTAGTGTGCTAAACCAATATATCCAATACCTAAACTTCTTCTTGCTTTTGTAGAAACTTCTGCGGCTTTAACTGGATAGCCTTGGTGCTCAATTATTTCATCTAATGCTCTTACTGCCAAGTCACATAAATGAGTTAGTTCTGTTACATCTTTTATTACTCCAACATTAATTGCTGATAAAATACAAAGTGCAATTTCACCACGACCATCAATGTGTTGTAATGGATCAGTTGGTAACGTAATTTCTTGACATAAATTAGACATATTAACTTTATCTATAAATGAACTATGCTCATTTGCGTGATCCATATTCATAATATAGATACGTCCTGTTTCAGCACGTTCTTTTAATACATCACCAATAAGTGTTCTTGCTTGTATAGTTTTCTTTGGTATTGTTTCATCTTGTTCATATTTTTTATATAATGCATCAAATTTCTTTGTACCAAATGCTTCGTAAAGTCCTGGTACTTGATGTGGAGAAAATAAAGTAATGTCTCCACCTTTAATAAATCTTTCATAAAATATTTTTGACATTTGTATTGAATAATCAAGTTTACGTACTCTATTATCTTCTGTACCTTTATTATTTTTAAGTACAAGTATGTCTTCAATTTCTTGATGCCAAATAGGGAAATGCACAGTTGCACTACCTCCACGTACTCCGTTTTGTGTACAGCATCTTACAGTTGATTCAAACTTTTTAAGAAATGGGACAACTCCTGTGTGTGCTACTTCTCCACCCCTAATACGAGAATTAATTCCTCGTATTCTACCTGCATTAATACCTATGCCGGCTCGTTGTGCAATGTATCTACCAATTGCCATATCACTAGTAAAGATTGAATTTAAAGTATCATCAACATCAACTAACACACAAGAAGCATATTGTCTTAATGGTGTACGTACTCCTGCCATTACTGGCGTAGGAATATTAATTTTAAAAGTAGAAATTGCATCATAATATCTTTTTACATATGATAACCTTGTTTCTTTTGGATAGTTACAAAATAATGTTGCCGCAATTAGCATATACATATATTGTGGTGTTTCATATACATTACCTGAACTTCTATCTTGTACAAGATATTTGTCTGAAACTTGTCTTAAACCTGCGTATGTAAAGTTGTAATCTCTTTCATGTTTAATATATGAATCTAGTCTTTTAAATTCATCATCGTTATACCATTTCATAATGTTTGGATCATACAAACCTTTTTCAACATTTCTACCAACTAAAAATTGCAATGGTACTTGATAGTTACCATCGATATGTTTTCCAAAAACTTCTTTTCTAATTGTAAACAACAAAAGGCGTGCCGCAACATATTGATAGTTCGGTGCTTCAAGTGTAATTAAATCATTTGCTGATCTAATTAATATTTCTTGAATTTGTTTTGTTGTCATATTGTCTGAAAATTGTAGACCAGAATTCATTTCAACTAATGATGGTGATACTCCTGTAAGACCATTACAAGCGGCTTCTGTCATTTTGTGTACTTTGTTAATGTCCAACGGTTCTTTTTGACCATTGCGTTTTACTATATAGATTTCTTTTTTATTATTTTGTGCGTTCATTCTTTTTCTTTGCCCGTTGTTTTAATACTTTTGTACAAATAATTATACAACTATTTGTAGGATAAAAGCAATAGTTAAATCACTTTTAACAGGAAAAATCTGTTAAAAAATACAACTGCCGGTTATTGTTGTAACCAACGTTCTATTTTATATGATAAGTTAGCAGAGTTTGATCCGTGGCTATTTGCCCACTTCCATCTTAAACTTCCACTGCTTATATCTGCCGCAAAGGACACAGCTGATGTGTCGTCAGTTTCAACGTGATTATCGCTGATTGTTGCCGCAGAACCATCTGTGGCAATCAAAATTGTTCCTACTCTAAATTCATTATTATATTTCAAACTATAATCAATTTTGTATACGTTTGCTTCTGATGTTTTGTAACTTAAAACTGTTCCGTTGCTATTTGCCGCTAGTGTTTCAGTTCTCATAAATGAAACATATTGATTAGTTTGATATTGTGGATAACTTGCTTCAGTATAAATTTGTATATTGTTTGCTACACGAGATACTTGGCCTCTTGTTTTATTAATAAATCTTGTTACGTTATATGCTTGTTGTGGCGTATCTAAATCAATTTTTAAATCAGAGTCAATACTAATTGTTCTTACTGGAGAATGTATTGCTGAATTTTCTCCTAAGAAACTATATGTTGTTGGAACGTTAATTGTATTAATACAGTCATTTGTATTTGCTGTTTCTAATGCAGTTTTTTCAGCATTGGTTACAAACTGTACAAAACCAGTTCCTGTTGTAGCATCAATCCATACTTGATTGTTTGCTAAATCATTTGCTTGCCATTTGTTATAACTTGCTATTGATGTATCAGTTAATTCCCAACTTGCTCTTTTTCTTGTATGTTCAGTTGCCTGTGCTTCTGTCCATTTAACTACACAAATTTTTGATCCTGCTTCTGGAGCCGTTACAAAATTAATTTGATAGTTACCACCTGGTTGTACTAAATTATATTCGTCGTGTGCTAACGTTGTTGGGTTACCATTTGTATATTTTGTTACTACAAGATCTGATGATGTTAAACCTCCAGATGCTTTTGGATGTCCTGTTGGTAAAGAAACGTTTGCTGAACTTAATGCATAAGAATTTACTTTAGTTCCGTCACCTGTAAATGTTTGTGTACCTGTTAAATTAAAAAATAATAAACCACTTTGGTTTGGTGACGTACCTTTTATAGTTAATAAGTCATCACTAACAAGTTTTTGTGCATTTAAAAAAGGTGTAACTTGTACATCTGAATTTAATAAGTCCTGTGTACCAGCACCTATGTAAACTTCTCTCGTATCTGTTGCTAAACCAATTTCGCCATCAGCTAAAGGCTGAGGTAAATCTGCTCTTAAACCACGTCTATTTTTAATTCTAGTATATGTTGTTGCCACGTTAGTACTCCAATATAATACTATTTATTCATTTTGTAATAAGTTTCAACCTTATCAAGCCACTCATTTGTAAATGATTTAAATTCTTCACCCTCTACAACAAATTGCTGGTACTGATTATCGTGTGTAACCATAAAAATAACGCCTTTTTGTATGTTTGTGCCATATACTTCATTATGTGCTAATGCATAAGCCGCCGCCTGCATAAAATAATCATGAATCCACTCTTTTTTCTTAAATTTACGAGCAGTTTTAAAGTCCCCAATTGCCGGTTCACCTTCATGCACACATATTAAGTCTGCTGTACCACCATAAAGCCCTGGAAATACTAAAGGTGTTTCAATACCCCAAACTTCGTTAACATTTTGAAGTCCATCTTCAATTACAGTATCACTTAATATTTTTGCTTGTACATATACTTGATTGGTGCCGGATGGGCGTTCTACACCTTCAATATAACACTCAAGATGTTTATGCATAATTGTACCTAAGTTAGCTGACTCTGTAACTATACGTTGTGCTTCTGCGGCCCCTACTCGTTTTTTCCAAGCATTTAGAGCCGTCATATCTTTGGTTTTAGAAAGTATTGATGTTACTGACGGAACAGGATCTCCGTTAGCATTTACATAATATCGTTGCCCATCCAAATTTTTTCTTTTGAATTCTTCGTATTTAAATTTATTAATCAATAAAGATTTTGTTGGTGTTGCTATTTCATTCATTATATAAGTATAACAATTTTTTTATTTAAAGTCAATTTATTTTATGCCAGACTTGGCCGCCTTAGATGCTAATTTAGAAACTGTATTAGCCGTGTTATCTTGTTTATTAAATGTTGCGTCATTAGATGGAGTATCTAATTTTATTTCAGTTGAGTTTGCTGATTTTATTTTTCCATTTGATGACAAATGTTTTATTAATGCATCTGTGCTTAATGCGTGGCCTAATGATTTTAGTTCACTTGTAAATCCAATTGTATCAATAGTATCAATATCATTAGCCATCATTGTAACAATAATTTCATTTATGTCAGAGTCTAACTTACTGACATATTTTGCTTGACCTAAAACTTCTTGGATTTTCATTTGGTTAAGCCTTTTTGGCTCTACCTAGTGGCTCTTCTTCAGGACCGCTTGCCGCATCGTCGGCGCCAGTTAAATCATCTGTTGGTTCAAGTTCTACAGGTTCTTCAATGTCAGTACCCATATCACCTAAATCAGAATCTGTTGCTGACATATCTGATGTTGCAGGAGCTTCGCCTGTTAATTTTAATACTTCGTTATTAACTGCTTCTTTAGAAGCTTTGATTGATGAAAGTAAAGTATCTAATTGTGAAGCAACTGCTGTATTAAATGATGCCGCTGACTCACCGCCAAACTGATAAGACATTTGGTCAACTATTGCACCAAGCTCATCATTTTGTAATTTACCTAAATCTTCAATCATGTTTTGTAATTCGTCAACAATACTTTTTGCCGCAATTACTATTTCTGCTTTTTCAACTTCTTGTTCTAAAAGTTGTTTAATTTCTACAAATTTTTCTTCCACTTTATCACCACCTTGTTTTTTAGCAATGGCTTTTTGTAAGCCTGCTGGTAATTTCTTTTGTTTGTCAGTTAATTCTTCGTTCTTTTTTTCTTCTTTATCTTTAACTGCTTTTTTCATTGGCTCTTTTTTATCACCATCTTTATCCATATCTAAAAAATCTGGTTTTGCTTTTGCTTCTTGTGTTTGAATCATATTTTCAACAGCTTCTTTTAATAATAAAGCCTGTACATATTTTGGATTTGAATTGTACGTATTAAAAGGTAGAGTTGCTTCTAATTCTGCAATTTTTGTCTTTAATGATTTTTTAACATCATATAACTTTTTGATGTCTTGTGTGTCATACACTTTAAAACCATACATGGTTTCTAAAGCTTCACTAATTTTAGCTACTTTGTCTTTTGCTGGTCTATTAAATTCTGATATGTTCATAATGTTTCTACCTTACTAACTATATTTATACTTTTCTTTATTTTTAAGCCGTATTTTTTTTGAATAATTCAATAATTTTAGCCTTATATTCTAGGGCAAAATCACGATTTTTTTCAAATTCCTCTGTATTTTTTAATTGTCTTGCGTTATTACCTTCTTTTACAGCATCATAATAACGTCTTTTATATTGTGTAGCCTTATCTGAAAATATAGTATAATCTGAATATATTTCATGTAATTCTACCATTCTTGGGTCTGTGCTTATTACATTATCATTTAGATACTTCACTAAACAAAACGCCATTTCGTATAGTTTTACGTCAAGTACTATATCTTTGTTATCTTTTAATCTAATAACATCGTAACTTTGACGTTTACCTGTGTAATTAATTTTAATTAAATACCCACCTATTTTAATACCTTGTGCTGTTCTAGTTGTTTGTAATGCTGTTTTAAAGTTAATTCTATTATCTAGTCCAACTTCTACTACTTCTTTTAGCACTGATTTATCTAGTTTATCTAACTGATTTATAAGTTTTTTAATTGCATCTAGTTTTGGTTTTTTAGGTTTTGACACCTTTTGTTTAGCTTCTTTTATAACTCTTTCCCAAGCACTAAAAAAGTCTGATGCTATTGGATTGTCACCAGTCCATTTATCAAGTACTCTGTAGAAGTGTAAATGTGATTCTAAGTCACGAACAGTCATGCCTTCAGTTCTTTCACGAACTATTTCTAACTGCTCAAATCTATGTTTTCTTCTTTGTCTAAACATTATAGTATATTATACTACTTTTTTTTATTTTTTGCAACAATATCTGCAAATTGTACAATTTCAGCAGATTTATCAGCTATTTTATTAATAGCATCTTTAGTTTCATCATCAACTGCTGGTTCTGATTTTTCTTCAGGTTCTGTATTTGTATCACCCATTCTATTACCAGCTGACGGATTATTTCCAGTTTTAGTTGCTCCTTTGCTACTATATTCCCCAAGTAATTTTTTAGTAACATCGTCTAATTGTGCATACCCAACATCTAATAATATTTTTTTAGCACTTTCTGGATCTTCTTCATCAACTGCTTTTGCTAAATTCATATAGTCTTTAAGTCCTAGAGGCTCTGTAAGTGATTTAACTACACTTGTAGGCATATGAACTAACTTACTAATTTGATCAGTAAAATCTTTAGATTTTGTTAAACCGTTTATAATATCGTCTTTTAAGCTCATATAATTATTTATCATACATATTCTTATCAAATATATAATCCTTTTCGTATACATTTTCTTCTGGTTTAGTAAAAAACTGTCTTTCTACTTCTCTAATACTTCCACCTTTTCTACATTTTAACGCACATTTTGGAACTACATCATCAGTAGAAAAATTAGACCCATTTGAATTAAATGTCCCTGGCAACACTTTATTATAATATTCATGCCCTAATATTTCTTCCCAAGAATAATTTAAAATACTATTCCAACCAACTCCATATTTTTTATCTAATTTTCTAATTTTTTCAAATGATAAAAATTCATATTTGTTAGCATCTTTTCCTATAATTTGAGGATTTCCTTGACCATTATAAAGATCTCCAAAATAACAACACGGCCAAAGTCTTCCATCAAATCCTAAATATAACTTTCTGTCATGATAATATAAACATTTTATATCTACTAATTTTTGTACCGCTTCATCATTAAGTTCAAATTCTGTTTCTTTAACTTGACTGTGTTGATATTCTTTAGATGTTTGTTTTATTTCAATTTCTTTTTTAACTACTTTTCCATTTTCTTTAACTTTAGCAACTGACTTATAACCTTCATGTGTATTTCTACTATTTCTTCTAACATTAAAATCAAAATTTAAACGTTCAGCTTCTAGTCTTGCGGCTTCAATTTCATGCTCATTGTGATCAAATGCAATGTATTCCCAATTTCCCCATCCGCCACCATCTGCGTATGCTTTCATGTTTCTTAAAATTATATCAAAATTTGTATTAACTCTATATAAATGATTTGTTTCTCTATGACCGTCTACACTAAAAGTAACCTTAACTCCAAGCTGTGCTAACTTTTTCCAAAACTCTGGTTTTTGTACTCCACCATTTGTGTCGATTGATACTCTTAATGGTTTTGTTGAATTGATATATTCTATTATAGGAATTAAATTTTTATGCATTATAGCATCACCAAACACACCACAAAATTCAATACTTTTTTTATGTAAGGCTTCTGCTGGAACTCTTGCAATAAAATCTTCTACTGTTAAGTCTGCTACTGTTAATTGTGGATTTGTTTCACCATTTAATGTTCTTGAACATCCAGAACATCTGGCATTACAATTTGATGTGATTTCAATTTCAATTCTATCGTAAGTATTGTATATTGTCATGACGTAATTATTTAACGTCTAAGTGCCTTGTTCATTTTTGCAACACGTCTAGACGCTGGATTAAACCTTTTTGTTCTTAATGCTTTTCTTACAATTCTTTGACCCATTCGTGCTCTTGTTTTTTTAAGAGTAAATCTTTTTTTAATATCCAAAGGTGCACCGCATACACTAGGATTAGAAACAATACGTCCTTTTTTTCTACCAAAAGTACATCTGTATTTTTTAACTACCTTTGTACCTTTACGTCCAAATATCAAACGTGCTTCATCTATATCTTGACTATATACTTCTGCTATTTGCATATTAACCTGCCCTATACACAATTGTAAACAATGTTGTCAACAATGTAATAAACAATGTACCCATTGACCAAATAATAATTCTTTCAATTTTAGTAAATTGTCTTTCTGTATTTTCTTCCATTCTATCCATACGTATATCTACTTTATCAAAACGTTTTTGAATTTCAGTATGACGTTCATGAGAAACAACAACATGAGTTTCTAAATTATTAGCTTCTGCTCCAAATTGTCCTTCAGTAATTACTTTTGGTTGATTCTTTTCCATATTATAATGTCTCCGATTGTGTAAATTCTAAATTTTTAGAACCTGTTGTAGCAACTGCACCACCATTTAAAATTATACCATCAAATTGATCAATTAGTGCTTGTACTGAATTTCCATTTCTTGCAAATACATCTGGGTGTTCAACTGCAAATTTAAATATCCAACCTGCACCAGTTAATGATGGAGCACCGTTGGCATTTAAATCGCTAACTCCTACAGGATCATTTGAAATAATTACCTGAGAAAAACCTGCAATTAATTGTACCATTGCGTCTAAATCTTTTTGTGTAGCATCAGTATAATCACCAGTCATAGTTATATCTGTTTTAGTATATAAAGTATAAAACTGTAAGTTATTACTAATAAACTCTCCACCTCTAGCGGCACCATTAATTCGTACTGTCATTATTTTTTGCCTCTGTCTGAAAAATTAAATTTTTTATCTGCGTAACTTGGTGTTCCACCTCTACCAAGTTTGTAACCTAAATATGCACCTGCCAATGCCGCACCAACTGCCATTGCTTTTGATGTTTTAACTTTATCGCCATCAACGAAATCTCGTTCACGTGCCAGTTTTTGAACATATGATGTTAATGATGACTTAGGTGCATTTGCTCTAAAGTATGTTAGTAAACTAGAAACTAATGTTCTTTTTTCTCTTGTTTTTAAATTTTCCCAATCACCAGCTAAACGTTTCATAGAACGTAATTTACTATTTGAAATATATAAAGCACCTTGCAATCTCATTAGCATACGTTGTTCAGTGTTTGTATTTGCATTAGATGAAGCAATATGACTTAAAAATTCTCTAAATGGCATTATATCACTTTTTAATCTATCTACTAAAATTTTGCTGTTTCTTTCATCAGCAAATTGTATAATTGAACCTTTACCAAATAATGCGTGTAACATTACATATAAATCTGTACCGTTTGATCTAAAATAATCAAAGTTTCTATAACTTAAGGTTCTACCTGCATAAGTGCTTGCCACTGATGTGTATTTTGATTCTCTGTTCATTACTTGTAAAGCAATACAATGAGCAAAAATTAAATCAGCAAGTTCACGTGCTGAATACTTTGATACTCCATGTCTTGACTTAAACATTCTTGCTTCTGTAAGCAAACTATCAACAAAGTCTAGTTCTATACCTTCTTTTTTCATAAAATTTTTCCTACTAAAATCTAATCTATCCACAACTTTTATTGCATTTCCTATATGGTCAACTGCAACAAATCCTTCTGGATCTCTTACTTTTAATTCATCTCCATTTTGTTCAAAACTATCAATTGCTTTAATATTTGATAATTTTCTGTATAATATGTCTTTTACACTACCTAATTTTAGCCAAATAGAGTAAAAAGCTAACATATTATTCTTATTAGTATTTAAGTAATTTAAGCCAATTTGTAGGGCATTTAAACGGCGTTGTCCAGCAATACCATCACGTCCTGTTTTTAATTGTGCTATTTTATCTTCTGCTCTTTTTTTGTAATCTTCAACAAATTGATTAAAAAACAATTCTGGATTTTGCTGTATAGAATTCTGTTTTATATTGTTATTCATATTAGCCGCAATGTTTATTTTTAAATCATTACCTGCTTCTGACCCATCTAAGAACTCAAATGCATTTCCTACATTACCTAAATCTTTTTCTATATTAGCAATAGCAGAATTAACTGCCGCTGATTCTTGTGCCGTCATAGTTGCCATACCAGAATAATCTTTTATGTATGCATCATCAAACCAAACATCTGCTGTAGGTGTTAAGTCTGATAAATCAATTCTAAATGATGCTGTCATATTTTCTAAACTATCGCCTTCATATGATGTATGAAAAACAATACCAACTTTTGCTCTATTAATTCTTTGTCCTATTTCTGAATTAGTAGGTACTGCATATATAATTTCGTTTGGTTGAAAAGTTGTATACGTTTCACCTTCATATGCTTTTTGTTGCAAATCACCATCTGTAAACATTAAATCACCTTGTAGTACTCCTTTAATGTTTAACTTTTCTAAATGCTTAAATGCTAATCTTAATTTGCCACGTAAACCACTTTTATCTATAGTTTCACCTTTTTGCATTGTATCTGCATGATTTACAGATATGTCTTTCATAGACTTATTTAATTTTGCATCTTTGTTAAAGACACCTTTTGTGCCAATAAAAAACTTTCCATCTTTAGGATCTGTACCACAAATGATTGCAGGAGAACCATCCCACTTTGTAGTGATATTGAGCTTCTTCGAAGAATGCCCTTTTACTATTTTTGCTAAACCTTTTAAAAAACCAATGGCTTGTACGGCGCCTTTTTTTCCACTAAAAAGACTTAAATCTTCTAAATGTGTTAAATGCGTATTAATATTTTCATCAAGTTTAATGTCATTAATTTTCATTTTTATTCTGTAAGACCCTTCTAATACCACGTTCAAACTTCGCAGGGTCACCGCTTTTAATACTATTAACTAAACGTCTAGTTAATTCACCAGCAGTTTCTTGATCATATGATTCATGAAGCATATCTATAAGATTTATTGCTGAAGAAATAACGTGCCCGGCTCTTGATTCAATCAGAGACTCTTTATGTGTTTGAGGTATAACTTGGCTTATTTCTTCAAGTATAGATCTAGTATTTCTTTTACTCACAATTAGGTCTCCTAAATTTTATACTATTATTTATTATAAAAAGAAGCCTATATAAGTGTGTATTATAATTCTTCGGTGTCATCTAATGCTGTTCTCCTAGTTTTTAGCATACTACGTAGGTTTGCTACTTGTTCTACTTGCTGAACCACCTGTGCACCTTGATTTTCAGCTGGTTTTGGCTTAATTGTACTTGTTCTTTTCTTAATAGTACTTGCCATATTTGACGTTGTCATATTATCATCTTCAGCCATTTGTTCTTCAGTTAAATCTGTAATTCTTAAGGTATCTATATTAAATGCCAAGTTGATTTTAGTTCCAACTCCGCCACTAGATCTTGTTTTCATTAATTGGATCATATATCTACCACGTTCACGCATAGCTCTGCTTGTTTGAATACCAATTACGTTATCTGCTGTTTGTACTTTACTTAAACCACCAGCAATATGCGAGTGATCAAATTCTGTAGATTCTACACTTGCCCTATTTAACTGTGATGCTGTTGCTAATACTATTTGATGTTCTACTGCTAAATTACGCAACTCTTCTGATACATATTTGTCTTTAATAAACAAATCACTTGGAGATACTCTTTTACTAATTGGCATCAACAAATCTAAATAATCAACACAAATACAATCTGGTTTAGTACCTGTTTGTACTTCATATTCTTTTAAGTAACTACGTAAATCATTTACTGTTGCACCACTACTCATATATTTTAATTGGAACTTACCAGACTTTTGTCCTTGCATTCTAACCATTAAATCAATGTCATCAATTTTCTTAAATATTTCATTTGTTGCTACACCAGTTGACATACTATCAACTCTCATAGAACTTAATTCTTCACTTAATTCAAATGTAAAATAAATTATGTTCATTCCAACGTTTGCCCAATTCAGTGCAACATTTTGTAAGAATAAACTTTTACCTGCACCTGACTGTCCTGCAAAAATATTTAATTCGCCTTTGTTAAATCCACCATATAGTTTTTGATCTAATGCAGACCATCCTGTACTTACTGTACCATTATTATCTTTAAGTGATAACAATCTTGCTTTTGGATCAACAAAATAATCTGTACCTAAATCTTTTGTAAGTCCAATTCTTACTGCGTGTTTAATTTTATCTTCTACTTGTCCATAATCACCTTTTTCTAATAAATCAGCTGATGATATAATTGCGTGTTCTAATGCTTTGTGTCTACAAAA